CGCGCCAAGGGCGGCTTCGATCAGTTGCCGAACAATGCTCGGCTCCTTCCCCTCGTACTGGGTACGGAGCCAGGTAAGGATGAAGGCGAGCCCCATCGCCAGCCCTTGCTCGCGCAGCGCGAGCAGCACCGTGGCCCAGAATGACGGGTCCTTCTCTGGCATCTTCATAGTCTCGATATCCCCTCGGCGGGGCGGAAATGAAAAACCCCGCGTCGAGCGGGGCCTGTGAGTAGGTGCGGGCGCGGCTTTTCAAGGGTCCGCACTCCCCGTAGCGCTGAGCGCCGCCCGCAAAGACAAATACTACATTTTTGTTGTATCACAACAAATTTGTTGTATAATGGACCCATCCAAACAACAGAGACGAGGTGATGAAGTTCAGCGAATTCAGACGATGGTTGAAGGCCCAAGGGGTGACCTTCGAAGCCGGCAAGGGAAGCCACTTCAAGATCACCGCCCCGAACGGCAAACAGACCACCTTCGCGGACCACGGAGCTAAAGAAATGCCAGAACCGACCCGCAAGGCGATCATCAAGCAACTGGGGCTCAAATGAGCCCCCTCGCCTGCAAGCGCTGAACGATCACCCCGGAGGAGTGACCATGTACGACTATGCAATCCGTTTCGAACAGGACGATAGCGCTCCTGGCGTCGCCGTTTTCTGCAGAGACCTGCCGGAACTGAACAGCTACGGCGACGATAAGGCCCATGCAATCAGCGAGGCGGTTGACGCCATCGAGTCAACCCTCTCGCTGTACGTTGATCAGCGCCGAGAAATCCCCGCAGCCAGCCAGGCACAACCAGGCGAGCGCGTTATCCATCTGCCGGCGGTTACCGTTGCAAAGGTCGCGCTCTGGAACGAAATGATCCGTCGAGATATGCGAAAAGCTGACCTCTGCCGGCTCCTCGGGATCGCGCAGATCCAGGGTGACAGGCTCGTCGACTTCCTCCACAACACCAAGATGGAAGCCATGGAGAACGCGCTATCCGCCCTTGGCCTCCGCCTCTCAGTGAATATCGAGGTGGCATGACCTAGAAACGAAAAAGCCCAGCTCGAAGGCTGGGCTCTTTGTTGCTCGATCCTCAAAACGCGCAAGATCGGCAGGATGGGATAAATACTGATGGAGTGATGACAGCAAGTCAAGCCCTATGCCGCATCCCTGGCCAGCAAGCCCTCCGCGCTGAGAATCTGCTCCGCCGCCACCAGCGCCTCGTCGACCATTTCGTCGAGAACACGATGAATCTTCCTGCGCCACTCGCGGCGAGTCGACTCGGGCTTTCCATCGAGATCCCATGTGTTCATGTCGTAGAACTCATCCGGCAAGACGATCATTCCGGACGATCGAGCCATAAGGCGCTTCCGCTTCACTCGCTCTGCCTCCAGCGCGGCGCGCACGGCCCTGGCTTGCTTTTCTGGTGATCCGTCCACTGGGATTTCGACAGACACGGTTTTTCGCAGCGCCGGCTGGACACCCTTCAGTTTCGGAATCGCCCATGTCGTTATAGCCTTGTAGAGGAAAAGAGCAGGAGCCGGCGTTGCGACCACCGACCGCAGAAGAGAGATCGCCTGAACTTTCTTAGCCTGGTGAGTGCTGTACTTCGCCACCAGCGCCGCCCAGTGGCGCGGAATGAGCTGGTCATGCAATCGAGCATGCACCCAGCAATCGATTTGCTGCCTGAGATCAGCGGATACCATCACCCCGCCACGACGACCAGGCTCTCCGGCCTGATAGAGCTTTTGCCATGCCTGCTTGCTTGTGTTGTCGATGCAGTCTGCTGCCAGCGCCGAAACGACCGCACTTGAAACGCTTTCGTAAATCATCGTCCTCTCCTCCGGCGCGCGTAGCGCCAATGGCTGGTCAATCCCCTCGAAAGTGAGCGCCGCCAGCGCCCTTCCGGTTGTTCTCTTCTCGCGCCAGCCTGCTCGCCTGGCGGCGCTGCTCTTCCAGCAGCCGCTTTACCCACATCCGCAGTTGCACAACCGCATCCCGCTGCTCCAGCGCCAGCCCCGTCGCCCCGTCGACGAAGCCAGCGGCGCCGCACGCGTCGCAATCAATGTCGTAGAACACTCCCCGGCGCTGACCGTGGCCATTGCATGCGGGGCACGGAACCAGGTGACGCGGTTTGTTCGTAAGATCCGGACCATGCTTCCTCATGCGGCAGCCCTCTTCGCGTCCCTGGCCTTGGCTCGATACAGGGCCTTGATTGCCTTGATCTCTTCCACAGTCCACTTCCTTGCATCGTGCGGACCCTCCAGGCGCGCTACAGCCGCAGCGCCGATCTTCGCCACAAGGTTGATCCGGTAGTTCACGACGTCTCCCGACTTGTGGTTGTTGCATGGGGCGCATTGCTTGTGAACGTTGTCCTCGTCGAACCTCAACTCGGGATGGGAACCGACGGAGCGGTAATGCCCGGCGTGATACTGCCCGTCATGAAAGCGCCCACAACTGATGCAGGGGCGGTCCCAGTCGCGCCAGCGGATGAACTCGTTGAATGCGGCCTGAGCCTCCCTCAAGTGGTCTGCACGGCTCTTCAACTTCTCTTTCCGAACCTTGACCTCGCGGCGCTCGCGCTGCTGGATCGACTTGCGCTCCTTCTCCTGCTTCTGCCGAGCGATGACGATTCCGCACTCTGGGCTGCACCACGTCTGAAACGACTTCACCGGGACGAAGGGCGCACGGCATGTCGACACTGCGCACTTCTTCGGCCGGGGCTGTGCCGACAACGTCATGCCACCTCCCGCGGATAGGTGATCTGGTGATGGCGCTCGCAAACACCGCACGCCTCCTTCGCAGTCGCAACCGGGGTGCAAATGAATTCACCCTGAACACTGGCCCGGTAGTGAGCCTCGCCGGCCACAAGAAGCTTGCAGACCTTGTAGGGCGGCTGGGTGTCGCTAACCATCAGATAGTCGTTGAGTACGCTCCACTTCATGAGCGATCTCCTCCTTTGAGTTGTTTTCGAAGCTGCGCAAGCGCAGCAATTCCAACGGATTGGGTTCGCGCTTTCTGGTGGGTGACCTCTCCCTCCGGAACCTTCCCGAGCGCCTCGCCACGCGCCAGCTTCTTGATGATCTGTCGGTAGGAGATCTCCAGCGCCGCAAGCCCATCCTTTCTTGCCAGAGCCTGCAGCCGGCTGAATCCAGCGCCAGCGGCTGCCCAATACACCGCAGGGCAACTCCATTTCGCGGCTCCGACCATGGCTGGGTGGGTATTGGCCAGCGCCTCGCGATATGCGTCATCGAGGGATGGCAGGCCGAAGACCTCAGGAGCCCAGCACCAGGCGCAGAACTGGCCGGCAGACGGAACAAGCGGCCTGGCCTGCGCGCTCAACGCTCTTACCCCGGCCTGCAGTTGCTCGCGGCGCGTAACCTGTTGCCGGACGATCTCTGCCAGCCACTCCGCCTTCGCGGCGTTCTCGACCTCATCGCTGGGCCAGGAGCTTCGCCATCCAGGGCAGATCGCCTTGATCCGCAAGAACAACCGGTCGACCTCGCCTCTCGTCTGGGGATCGACCTTCACCGCCGGCTGGGACAAGGGGCGCAGACCCGCGCCCTGATTCACATGTGCCAGCACAGCACCGACCGATTGCGGTTCGAACTGCCTGCGGGTCATAGCTGCACCTGATCAGTCCAATCGGTCGACGGCGCGGAACCGGCTGTCGCCCACTTCGTCCGGTAAGCGCCAGCCTTGGCCAGTAGCAACCCGAACTCATGGCAACTGTCGACAAGGAACTTGTCATCCAGCCCGACGAAGAACGCCGCCACCGCTGGAGCCTCGCCGCCGAGGGCTGCCACCAGTTGCTTCACCTGGGAATTGACCTTGGCGTTTCGCACCGGCTGAACACCCCAGCGCGCCTCGTAGGCTGCCCGGTACGCTGCCCACACACTCCGGCAAGCCTCCTGCATCGCTTCGTCAGTCGCCGAACCGGAACGGGTCGGCAAAAGGTTCCCTGACGGTTCCCTTGTAGGTTCTATTACGGTTCTGGGTGCAGCATCTGCGGGGGTGGGGTGCAGATCCTGCGGGGGTGGGGGTGCAGCATCTGCGGGGGTGGATGCATTTGCTGCGGGGGTGCATTTCCTGCGGGGGTGAACCTTCTGCGGGGGTGCAAATGCTGCGGGGGTTACGGTGAACATCGTCGAGCGCCCCTGGCGCGCTTCAATGCTCAGCGCCTTGCACTCGTTCAGCACCTTGATGGCCTGCTGCACGGCACGTTCGGAGAGGCAGGTGCGCTCGGCGATCTTCGCCACCGAAGGCCAGCACACGCCCTCGTCGTTCGCGTTGTCCGCCAGGCTGATCAGCACAGCCTTCTGCGCCGGCGTCAGGCCCTGGAGTGGCCAGCAGGCCGACATGATGATCGTGCTCACTGGCTCACCTCCGGCGACACATTTTCTTGATTCGTGATTTCGTGTCGCGACACGCTACCGAGGATCACAGCTTGCCCTCCTCGATCTTCCGCGCCAGCACCGAGAGCCCCTTGGCAGTGATGCGCACCTGGCTCGCCGCACGCTCGTCGCCCTGGTCGTCACGAACGAGAACCGTAACCTTGTGCATGATCCAGCCGTCTTGGATTCGTGGCTGATAGCCGATCCAGCGAGCAGAGCCGCTCCGGCGGTAGATCCATCGGTTCTGCTGGAGCCAGTCAAATAGCCTGGAGGGGTTGACCTTCAGGTGCTTGGCAGCATCCGTGATGCACATCGTTCCGGCTGCGCCGCTGAGTCGCTCCAAGGCCTGGACCTTGGGTGCCTGCTCATTGATGACCAATCGCAGCGCCTGGTTCTGTTCGGCCTGGTCGGCGGCCAGCCTGAGCGCTTCCGGCAAACTGGTTGGGATGCTCGGAACCTGGCTGGACTCCAGTTCGTGGAGTCGTCGAATCACCCGGTACCGAAGGGGGACGCTGTAACCAGAGATGAGGGTCTCGGTCAGGTCTCGGTCAAGGTGGAAATTCTCGGTGTACCCGCGGGAGTCGAGGTCTTCCCGGACATGGCTCAAATCTGAGCCATCCTTCCTCAACGCCTCCAGCATCTCCCGAATATCCCTCAAGACGTTCTTGTGCTTCTTGCCGGTCAGATCCGCAATCTCACGACTGCTCATCGTCAGGACCGGGCCTTGTTGGATGACTGCAACTTGTGACATATTCGTCTCCGTTGGATGTTCGGCACCGCCTTCCGGTGCCTCCTCAGAAAGCCCGGTTGCCCCCGGGCTTTTTGCTGTCTGCTCTACTGGATGCCTAAACAGGGGTCGTAGCCGACTACGCAGCGCCAGCCCCTCTCCGTAACATCTGCTACGTGCTATGCCGCACTCCGACCCTGAGGCCTTGCTGGCGCGTCGTAGAGGTCTGGGCGGAGCTGGTGGCGAGTGATGCGAGCGCCAAAGAAGCGCTCAAGATCGCGCGCCAGCGCCGCCCCTGGAGTCCGGCCGCAAGCCAGAACCTGCCTGAGGTACGCAACGCTCGTGCTGAGCGCCTTCGCAGCGTCATCACGCTCTTGGATGCTGAGCGACTTCCAGAAGGCCCGAAGCGCTTCTGCGTGGGTGCTTTGGGGTGTCTCGACGGCCATAAATGTACCTCCTTGGTACAATCATGGCGAAAAGGTTGTGTACCGTCAAGGTTCTGTACTTTTTAGGTACAGATGATGAAATGGATAGATGATCGATATCACGACAATCCGCCGTGCGAACGCGCTAACACTGGCCGAAAAGGAAGGCGGCACAGTCGCATTCGCTGCTCGCATAGATCGCGAGCCAACCCAGGTGAGCCGCTTGATCGGCTCGAACCCCACCAAGAACATCGGCAACAAGCTGGCCAGGCACATTGAGGAGAAGTTCAATATGCCGCGCGGCTGGCTCGACATTCAGCACACCCCGGAACAACACCAGCGGGTGGCTGAGCCGACCGCCGAGTATCGCTCCGGCGGAAATCTGGAGTCCCTATCAGCGTGGTCAGACGGAGACCCGCTCGCGCCGGACGAGGTTGAAATCCCATACTTCGATGAGGTCGAGATAGCGGCGGGCGGTGGGCGAGTGCCTGACCTCGAACTGGCCAAGCGCAAGATTCGATTCCCGAAGGCAACTCTGCGCGAGGCTGCCGTCGACAAGAGCACCTCCGTCTGCGTGAACGTCACAGGCAACAGCATGGAGCCGCTCATTGCAGACGGCTCGATCATCGGCGTCGATCTCTCGGTCAACACCATCGTGGACGGCGAGATCTACGCCCTGAAGCATGACGACCTGCTGCGGGTGAAGTTCGTCTATCGACTGCCTGGCGGCGGCATCCGGTTGCGCAGCTACAACCGGGACGAGTATCCCGATGAGGAGTACACCAGGGACCAGATGCGTGCCGGCAACATCAGCGTGATCGGCTGGGTGTTCTGGTGGTCGGTGATGAGGCGCCGGAAACACTAGCAAACGATTTGCTACTCGGCTTCCTGAAGGGGCGACGGTAGCGGCTACTCAAAAAATGGTGACCACTGGTTGCCATTTCTGTGCTATCACGTTGTATTATCAGCCGCGCCCGGGCAGCTCAAATGAGGAGCGTTGAGCTGCTGAACAAACACCATCCGGGTGCGTCTAAACAGTGAAGAAGGCAGAGACCTTCTGAATGGCTGGCGGAAAGATCGCCGGCTGAGGGGCGAAAGCCTGTATGCAAGGAGGAAATGGCATGGCAATTAAGCGTGAACCACTTCTGGTAGCAGTTGTAGTACGAGAAGAATACGAAGGCATCTAAGAAAAAGCGATGCCAAGAGGAGGCCAATAGGCCTCCTTTTTCATGGAGAGTTGAAAAGGGAGGGGTTAAATGTGCAGCGCTATTATTGAGTTTTTAGCTTCCGAGCTATTTAGAAATCTATTAGTTTTGACCGGCGTGATAGTCGCCATCGTTTCCGTGCTGAGCGCAAAGGCTACGGCAAAAAGAAAACAAACGGCAGACCTTATGTTCGGCACTAGGTCAGACCAAGAGCTATCCAAGGGATACCGCCGGCTTCAAGCCCTTCACAACGCTGACGATTCAAACATGCGATCCTATGCCCGCGAGGATAGAAGGGAGTCCGAGGAGGCCAATGAGATACGCTACGTTCTCAACCACTGGGAGCGCATATGCGTTGGCATAAATCAAGGAATTTATTGCGAAAAAATGCTCCGCGAAGCCAATTACAGCACCGTCATGAAATTGTACGAACAGGCTGAGCCGTTTATAAAAGCAATTAGAGATATAGAGAAGAAGAAGACGTTCTATCAAGAACTTGAAAAGCTTCATTCAAAGTGGGTCAAGAAGCCGCTAGCCGAAAAAAAATAGGCCACCCTGGCGGGCAGGCAGCCACCAGAGGCCTGCCCGTATTTGTTAGTTCTCCCATCCCTCCTGCATCACCCACCTCAGCGTCACTGTGCCGTCGTCGTTGAACACCAGGTCGATTCCGTCCGTCTCAGCCAGCACCTCCATCACCGCATCCCACGCTTCCGCCGGGTCAGTGTCCAGCCGGTGAATCGTCACCTTCCCCAGATCCTGCGCCTTCGGTGAGTTGATCATCGCGGACACCCGCATCCCCAGGCGATCAGTCGGCGTGACCTCGTACGTCTGCTGCTTCTGCTTCTGCTTCTGCTTCTTGGCCATAAGAACCTCGTAAACTGTACATACATACAGTATCCGGACAGTCGGAATCTCTATAAGAGCCAAAAAGGTACAACATAGGTATTGACAGTGTACCTTTTAGCTACTAATTTCATCTCACTCTATGTACCTTTTTGGTTCAAGGGAGGCCGCCGAGCCGACCGCTCTTTCGACAATTTGGGAACCCTCTGCTGCGCCAACGTCGCGAGACGCTGGGAGAGGCAAAAGACGCAGCCTGAGCTGGGCCGGACAGTCCAGCCGTGCAAGCCCATGCGTTGCACGCGACGTCGCTCAAGTCACCTGCCAATAGACCAAAGAAGCAAACGCAGGAGTGGGAACGAACCCCGACAAGGAGAAGCGACCGAGACGACCCGATTTCTCAGATGCCCTTCGCAAGAGGGGCATCGAGGAAATCAACACGCCCTGGATGGCAGAACGCGAAACGCCGTAGGGCAATAGGAGACAGAGATGAAATCGCTCATCTGGAAACTGCGTTACGCCGTGTATTTCTACCGCCGAATTGGTGGCGATTGCTGGAAAGACTGGCGCCTTGCATGGGATGCGGCATGCATTAGCTGGGACGAATCTGATGGACCCGAATACCACCCTCACGACAGCGCTGAAGAAGAGCTGAGCGAGTGGCGCAACTAACCCGCCGCCCTGCCAGTAGCAGGGCATCACCCGCGCCTTCCGGGTCCCCCAAAGCAGGCCCGATCCACCTGGCTCCCCATCGCCAGGCTGTATCGGAGAGTGGTCTGGTCGCACAGCGCTAGGGGTATAGCGTGTGCGCGGCTATCTAGTCCGCCAGTGACCCAGCCCGGCGCCAGCCGGATAGAGACTCAGCACCGGCCAGACCACTCCCCCATACAGCATCACGCAATCACAACAGACGGAGGCCTCATGGCGGCCAAATCGTTCAAGCAGATGATCAAGGACGGCGACCTGAAGCGCGCAGATGCGATGAAAGCTCGCCTGGAAGACCTTCACGAAGAACCCGGTTTCAACCTGCGCGCAGAGGGCGAAGACCTCGAACAGAGCATCGCGGATCTGGCCGACTACTTGCACCAGGGCGGCATTGTTCCTGCCCTCGAAGTGCGCCCCCGCGAAGACGGCGGCATGTGGGTTGTCGACGGGCACCGCCGCCGGCGCGCCTACCTCAAGCTCGACGCCGAGGGCCGGTTGCCACGCGACCCGAACGGCGAGTTTTGGGTGCCCATCGTTGCGTTCGGCGGTAACGACGCTGAGCGCGTGCTCCGCGTGATCACTTCCCAAGAGGGGCGCAAGCTCTCCCCTCTGGAGCTCGCACACGGCTACAAACGGCTCATTGCGTTCGGATGGACCGTCGAACAGATCGCCCAGAAGATGGGGAAAACCCGGCAGCACGTCGATCAGGTACTGGTCGTGGGCAACGCGAATACCGATGTGCAGCAGTTGATCAGCTCCGGCGCAGTCGCAGCGACGACCGCGGCGAAGGTCGTCAGGAAGCACGGCGAGAAGGCCGGCCAGGTGCTGGGCCAGAAGCTCGCGAAGGTCATTGCAGCGGGCGGAACCAAAGTAACCCCCAAGGCGGTAGCTGAGCCAGTCGTGCCGCGCGCCATTCTCGAAGAGTTGCTGAAGCTCAATCGGGAGATCGTCACGGCGTTCCCGACAGCCCTTCGCGCCGGCCTGGCTGAGGGGCCGGAAGCGATCACCCTCACCACCAGGGCATCCCACATCGAGCGATTGATTGAACTGGTCGCGAGGGCCGATGACGCCCTCGGTGAATAGTAGAACGGCGCCAGCGCCAATCGCTGGTAACCACCGGAGGATACAGCCATGTAGCAGATAGCCAGGAACAAACCATAAGGCGGTTTGTAAGTAGGTGCGGGGCGGCGGGCGCCCTGCACCACCCCTTTCTCGACTCCATGCGCCAGCACTCCACGCGATGCCCATCGGCAAACAATCGCGCCGCCGAGTGCTGACCCATGCAGCCAAGGAATCAACCATGCACGCAACCATCAACTGCGGCGGATGGATCGGCCGCCAGGGCCTCGGCCTTGCTCCCCGTGAACTCGAAGCCACGGCATGGAGCGCCAGCGAACTGACCGCCAAGGAAGTCGCCCGCCGCATGGGCATCGCCCCGGGGACCGTCGAAAAGCGCCTCGACGACGCGAAGTTCAAGCTCGGCGTGCGCAGCGTGCGCGGGCTCGTCCTCGAAGCGTTCCGCAGGGGAATCATCTCGCCGGCCGTCTTCGTTCTCGCCTTCCTCGTCGCCGGCCACCCGCTGATCGATGACGACCACATGAACCGGAATCGCCGGCCAAGCAACGAGCGGCGGCTCACCGAAGCTCGCACCGTGCGGCGCCTCGAAGAAATCACCATCAACGCGTAGGAGAACCACAATGCTGACGTATCAGGAACAAACCGAAGTTCTCACCGGCCTGCTCTCCCAGACCGCCCTCGCTCGGATGGCGTTCGCTCAGCGACTCATGGCTCCTGCTGTTGCGGAACCCTTTCGGGTAGTGCCTCAGGGGCGCGGATTCTTCCATATCATCGAGGCCGGCACCGGCGCGGTGCGCGGGTTCCGCCGGAACCACAACGAAGCATGCGCCTATGCAGAGCAATTGAAGCGCCAGCAGGCCGCCAGGTGACTAGGCGTCGAGCAATTCGAACCGGCGGCATCGGTGCAGCCCTGGGTTTCATCGTGCTGGTGTTCACGCTCCCCGCGGCTGTTCGGCAACAGCCACCCAGCACGCCGCCGTCCGCCGCCGCGCCAGCAGTTCAAGAGGCGAAGCCTCGAACGGTCTCCTACCGCTCCAGCGCCAGCCACCAACGGTCTTTTGTCTTCTGAGGTCCGCATGGCCAAGACCAACGCCCAGCGTCAGCGTGAAAAGCGCCAGCGACAGCGAGAGGCAGGCATCCCCGAGCGCAAGCTGCCCTCACCGCCCGCAATCGACGCAGCGTTTGAGCGCCTGCAGGTGGTCGGCGAGTTCGAGGACTGGAGAGAAGCGTTTTCGACGCTGATCCTCAACGCCTCAGCCCTGCCCGATGCCGATCTCCTGCCTCTTCTCGTCGTGTCGCGACACGAATACACGCCAAGCGAAAACGTGTCGCGGCAACTACTCGCCGCCGGACTCTCCGTAGCCGACGACGAACAGTAACCCACCACCAGATCACCGACGCTAGCAAGCCTGGCGCGGCTCTACTCGTCCTGAGGATTACCACATGAGCACTTTTGCCGTGTTCGGCATGACGCGAGACGTAGCGCTCGCCATGGCCAAGAAAGAAGTGAAGTCGGTACGCAAGACCCCGCTCGGGGATGAGCATGTTCCGATGAGCGTATGGCTCGCAGCAGTCGAGCGGAAGGCCGACAACATCATGACCGGAACCAAGGTCGTCCAGTTGAGCCAGTTGCTGGATACGCCGGATTTCTGTCAGCAGTTCATCGACCTCGCACGGAAGACCTTGGAATGCCGCGACATGCAGATCCGCGCCAAGGTTCAGCTTTGGAATGAAGACGGCACGCCAGTCCTGACCAAGAAGCGCAAGCACAAGGTCGAGTGGCAGCAGTTCGGCCACCAGCCAGGGAGAGCAGCAGCATGATGCGCCGCGTCTACTTGTCCGGCCCCATGACCGGCATTCCCGATTTCAACTACCCCGCGTTCAACGCCGAGGAGAAGCGCATCCGCGCCCTCGGTTACTTCGTCGAGAACCCAGCCGTCAACATGGTCTACCGCGGATCGCCGTGGGAGACATTCATGCGCGACGGGATCAAGCGGCTGATGGACTGCGACATCCTGGCCCTGCTTCCAGGGTGGGAGCGGTCCCGCGGCGCGAACATCGAGCGCAACCTCGCTATCACACTCGGCATGCACGTCGTCGACGCCGAGGCGCTCCCTGCGCCCGATTTCGTCTGCAAGTGCCGCGCAATCCAATTCACCTGCTGCGGCATTCCGAGCGACAACGATCCGTTCGTGTGTCGTCGCCTGGCCGGCATGCCGGCGTACCAGTCCCCCGAGGATCAACTGGCAACCGCACGTAAAGCCCTCGAGCAGATCGCAGCGCTCACCGACGTCTCTACCGGCGGAATCGGTATGGACGTGCTCAAGATCGCCAAGCAAGCCATTTCCACGTGCCGTCCTCCTGAGGAAACGCCATGTCAGGTGCCTACTACAACGAATTCGACCCATATGCCGCTCAGTGGCTTCGAAACCTGATCGCCGCCGGCCACATAGCACCTGGCGACGTCGACGAACGATCGATCGAGGATGTTCACCCAGATGACCTCAAGCACTACACACAATGCCACTTCTTCGCGGGAATCGGCGTCTGGTCGCTCGCCCTTCGCCGCGCCGGCTGGCCAGATGATCGACCTGTTTGGACCGGTTCCTGTCCTTGCCAACCTTTCTCCTCGGCAGGCGAAGGAGCTGGGTTTGATGACCCGCGTCATCTCTGGCCACATTTTGCCTGGCTCATCCGCCAGCGCCGCCCTGGAGAAGTCCTTGGTGAGCAGGTTGCAAGCAAGGACGCGGAGCCTTGGCTCGACCTTGTACAAACTGACCTGGAAGCCATGGAATATGCCTTCGGGGCTATCGCGTTTCCGTCTGCGGGCATCGGTGCGCCGCACATCCGAGACCGAACCTACTGGGTGGCCAACACCTACGGCGATGGATGCAAACCGCGGCGCCAAGGATGCAAGACCATGGGACACGGGGCGCCCATTGGGCCAGATCGCGGCCCTGGTTGGATGGGCGACGCCAGCGGCCAGGGATTGGGTGAGCGCGTCAGCCTCGGAAGAGTTTCTTGCCGAGAGACTGGAACAGAAACGGGGGAAGCCACTCAGCGAACAGGTATTTACCTTGTCGGGATGGCCAACGCCGATGGCGGGCACTCCAGCCCAGAACGGGAACAACATGGCCGGCAACTCGGACTTCACCCGGAAGACCGAGGCGATCTGCGGCCGAACCATCGCGGGGCACGGGATGAGACTTCCGGAAAACTGGAGCGGGCCGGCCCGGTTAACGGTCTCTGGGCAGATGCTGACTGGATCTTCTGCCGGGATGGAAAGTGGCGGCCAGTTGAACCCGGCACATTCCCGCTGGCTCATGGGGCTCCCTCCCGAGTGGGACGCCTGCGCGCCTACGGAAACGCCATCAATGCTGAAGCGGCGACGCAGTTCATAGCCGCATACCTCGACGCTACCTCATAGCGAGGAACCCCATGGAATCCCTCAACCTGACCGCGCTGTTCCTGGACGCCGCGGATGGCCAGCGCCTGGCCGAGGTCAACGGCCTCCCACGCCTCGGCGCCCTGCTCTCCTCCTCTCAACTGCGCCAGCTCGCACGCCAGCTCAACGAGATCGCAAACGACGCAGACCAGGACGCAACTGGTTTGCACACATACGCAGCGCCACCGTATGGAGCCTGCCAGCCATGCCATTCGACGAAAGCCCCGCAGTCCGCCGCATAAACGCCCTCTACCCCTCTAACGCGCCAGCCCGCTACCTGCACATTCCCACCGGCATTCACTGGGTCGTCATCGACAGCCTGGGTGAGGTCATTCAACTCGAAAACATCGAGCGCCGGCGCCGACTGATAACCGTTTCTGACCTCGAAACCGAGGCCTGGAGAAAGCTCCCATGACCAACGAATTGACCGATGTGCGCTGCCCTTGCGGCGACGAGTACCCAGCCGACAGCTACGACGCAGGGTTCATTGCCGGCTCCGGCATGTGCCAGAACTGTGACGCTGCACTACCCCCGAAAGATATTTGCACCTGCCCTTCCGGAGACGGCTCCCTCCGCCATCCGTGCCCGGCACATCCTGCGGTAGAGCAGGCAGGCGGGGATGAGCGCGCGGCGTTCTTTAAGCATCTGATCGGACGCCATCCAGCCCATGAAACCGAGATAGCCCGAGTGGTTGAGCATAACTATGCCGCCTGGAAGGCATGGCAAGCCCGCGCCGTCCTGGCGCAACCCTCCCCGGCGCCAGTGTGCACAACTCCGACAGGCGAGAACTGTCCAGGCGATGGCGTGAAAAGCTGCAAGAAGTGCCCAGAGCAGGCAGAGGCGGAGCGGCCGGATGTGGTGGAAACCGCAGTGCTCGAACTGGAAGCCGCCGGATGGCGTAACGATGACCCGAAAGCGTCCGTCACCAGCGTATCCGCGCTGCTGAGCCGCATCGTCGGGGAGTTGCGGTTCGAGCGACAGCAGATGGACCGCGCTTTCACCGCGTGCATCAACGAGCGCGACGCTGCCCAGGCCAGGGTCGCGGAGCTGGAGAAGCAGGAGCCGGTGGCTCACCTGCGTGCATCTGACCTTGAACGGCTGAATCAGCCTGGGATTGCAGGAAGCGCAGGTTCCCTGTGGAACGGTCCGCGCGAAGGTTTCGTACCGCTCTACGCCGCCCCTGTAGCCCAGGCTCAGCACAGCGTGCCGGAGGGGTGGAAACTTGTGCCGATGGACAAAGGCTGCGTCACCAGTTCGATGAAAGCTGAGTGCATCGGAGAGTTCTCGTTTTACATCCGTGCAGCTTGCGCCGAGTGCCTTGATGTTGGCACCGATAGCGATTGCCATGTCTGCGGTGGTGATATCGAGTACGACCAAAAAATCGACGTGCCGTGGGATACCTGCAAGGAGATCTACAAGGCCATGCTCGCCGCCGCGCCCGGCAAGGTGGTAGGTCATGAGTAACTGCCCGCACGAAGCATGGGATTTCGGCGCCCTTCAATGCCCAGACTGCGGCGCCGTGAAGGATCACGTCACGGATGCCGAATACGCCAAGCTCGAAGCCGCTGCCCAGGCGCTCAGGGAGGAGGTCGCGCAGCAGAAGTTCCTGACCAAGGTTGAAAACGACGCGCTCAAGATGATGACGGACAAGGCCAATGAGCTGAAGTCCGAAGTCGAGCAACTGGAGGAAGAGCTGGAATCCCTGCGCGCAAGGGTGGTGGTTGTGCCGGAGCGGAAGAGTGGGCAATCCACGATCCCAGGTTTGCACAGGAACCGAGGCTGGAACGCCTGCCTCGACGAACTGGCGCGCCTCAACGGCAAGACGGTCAGCGAGGGGCTGTTGCGGCGGCTTGTCGATTTCGCAGCGGCACACCCGAGCGGTAAAGGCCTGGCGGCTGAAGTCGGCGCCCTGCTGAGCGAGCAGGAGGGAGGGAGGCAATGAGCATGGAGTTCATCCGCAAGGCCTATGCCGTTCCATGCAAGCGCGGTGGCCACGTCATTTACCGAGGGCGTGGCACAGAAGAGCGAGGGACAATCACAAGCGCCAAGGGCGCCCACCTCATGATCAAGCTCGACGGCGAAAGCAAGCCAAGGAAGTTCCACCCGACTTGGGAGTTGCAGTACCTGCCGGAGCAGGCATAGCCACCCATCGCCAACCACTGTACGCATATACAGCAATTCGGATAATGGGCTACCCACTACCCGGATTGCATATGCGCACGAAACCCTTCCGCCCGCCTCAGCGGCATGAGATCGCCGGCCTTCGCTACTACCGCACTGCCTCGGCCTACAACTGGCTCGGGATCACGATGGCCCATCCGACCCGCGCAATCCAGTTGCTGCTCGAGCAGTGCGAGCCAGACGTGCTCTCGCCGATGTTCAACATCGAGATAGAGGCAGTGTTGCGTCAGGCAGACGAGTATGCCCGTACCGGCCAGGTGCTCGAGCGCGAGCAACTGCGCGAAATGCTCATGCACCTGATCTCAAAGGCCGCGGGCGACTGATCCGGAGCCCTTCACATGAAGAAAGCCCTATCCAGACTTGCGGCAGTAGCCGTCATCGGCGCCAGCCTGGTCGCGCTACACGCAGTGATCGAACTCGCGCCAGCATTCGCAGCCCTGCAATGGGGCTGCTCGTTCTAACCGCACGGCAGCCGAATAGGCTGCCAGTCCCCGATAACCATTTTCCCTACCAGCGCCAGCAGGACGGGGAGGTATTGCCAATGGAAACCGCAAAGAAGATCGAGCACCCGGTCGACCGCGTAATGGAGCCGGTAATGGCTAGCCTGATCGGCTGCTCCCCGAAGTCTCTGGAACACCAGCGCTACCAGGGCCTGATCCCGCCCTGGGTCTGGGCGAAAGAGAACGGCCGAATCTACTACTACATTTCGAGGTACAACGAATGGGCAGAAAGCCGCGCACCCTGCCGACCGGTATTGAAGTCGTCCAAGGGAAGTACGTCCGCATCCGGTTCACCTGGAACACCAGACGCTGCGAGACGCTTGCATATCCCCCGACAGCGAAAGGGATCGCCGAGGCCGATCGTCTCAGAACTCAGGTAGTCCAACTGATCAAGCTGGGGGTGATGACCGAAGAGAAGTACGCGGAACTCTTCCCCGATTCTTCTTACGTCAAAAGCGCGTCGATTCCCACCTTCGGCGAGTACGCCCAAATCTGGCTCGACAGCAGGGAAATCGTCGAGACAACACGCAGCAACTACAAGGGCACACTCAACCGCTACTGGATGCCATATCTCGCCGAGGCGAGGATTGATCTGGTGTCGGCAGCCGATGTTCGCCGAGTTGTCGCCAATACCGAATGGAGTTCCGCTGGTGTGCGCCGTAACGCTGTCGACAAGCTGTCGAGCATCTTCAAATCGGCGCTGGCGGACGGCTTGATCAATCGCAATCCCTGCGCATCGATTGCTCGGCCGCGTCTCGCGAAAAAGCAGGTAGATCCATACGAGCGCGACGACACCGAGCGGATCATCGGGTACCTCTACGAAACCTGTCGCGGGCTGACCGAAATCTATGCTGCATGGTTCGAATTTGCTTTCTTCACGGGGATGCGGCCGGCAGAGCAGGCGGCGCTGAGATGGGCTGATATTGATATGGGCAAGCAAACTGCCCATGTGTGGCGGGGTCGGGTGAAAGGCAAGGTCTTTGAGCGCGTGAAGACCAAGGAAGAGCGGACGGTGCTGTTGAACAGCAGGGCAATGCATGCGCTCAGGGTTGCTGAGCGACTGACGAAACTGCGTAGCGAGTATGTGTTTGCACCAGCAGACGGAGATTCCTACATCAAGTCCGACAGCACAACGAGAGACTATCTGCTCAAGGCCCTGGTGAAGCTCAAGATCAGGCGCCGCCGGCAGTACGACACTCGGCACACCTACGCGACCATGTGCCTAATGGCGGGGATGAATCCGGCGTTCATTGCGAATCAGCTCGGTCATAGCGTACAAATGCTACTGTCCACCTATGCGAAGTGGATGAACTCTGATGCCGACAGAGCCGAGCTCGATAAGCTTGATCGGTTCGCGATTGGTACAAAAGTGGTACACAAGGCATAG